TCGTGTTCGAAGATGTTTCACCGGTTACTCCTGATTCTACCAAAGTATCGCAGGCATACCAAGTAGACGCATCACTCGATAACATTCCTTCGGGCATGGCTATTCTTGTTGCTCCCGATTTCGGCGCAGCACAAGCCTACTTGCAAGGTATGAAGGTAGTGATCACTGAAACTTTCCCGCTAACCAACACGATGTTCGTGGAGGTTCCTGCGTTTGCATCGTTTGATGATTTCTACACTGCACTGATGAACACAAAGCTATTCACGAGCGTAGAACCTGACTACATCCAACCATTCCAAACGGATGCAGATGCGTACACCTACGATGGTCAATGGCACTTGCCAAATGTGAAGGCAAGGGAAGCGTGGGGATTGATTGATGGTGCAGCGTATGGTGAAGTCGCTGTACTGGATATTGCATGCGAGGTTAATCATGAAGATTTAGCGGGTCGCATTAGCAGCACATCTTGGAACTGCGTAACAGATGCAGCAGATGTAAACCCAGTTACTGAGTTCGAAAGACACGGTACACCTTGCAGTGGTTTGATATGTGCAACCACTGACAACAACATAGGTGTATCATCACTTGGCAACAACAAATTGAAAGTGCAATTTCTGCACATCGGATATGGTAGCACAGCAGGTGGGGGGTTTAGTACTTCCGATTTGATTATCACACGTGCAATTAATAAGGCAATAGCTAACCCTGCGTGTCTTGCTATCTCAATGTCTTGGGGTGGTGGTGGCCCAACAAGCTACCCACTATTTCAAAACGCACTCACAGCAGCAAAGACCACGGGGCGTGCAGGAAAAGGTATACCAATCTTTGCTTCAAGTGGTCACCAGAACAATCCTAACTTTACACAAGCACCTGCTATATACCCGATGGTGCATGCTGTTGGTGCAACAACCGTATCTAACACACGTGCAAACTTCAGCAACTACGGCCCTAAAACATTTGCATCTACTCCCGGTGTAGGCTGTCCAACTGTTGACCGCACAGGTGCGTTTGGTTACAACGCAACAAGCAACTACACTAACTTCAGTGGTACATCATGCTCATGCCCTGTCATGGCTGCTATTGCTGCAAACGTTTTGCTCGCTAATCCTGCATTGACTGAAGCGCAAGTAACAGACGTACTGCGTCAAGCTGCACGCAAGACTGGAGGTTATGTGTACGATGCAAATGGTAAGAGTGCTGAACTTGGATATGGTATCGTAGATATGTTTTCAGCTGTGACCATTGCAAAGACGATGCAAGGCGGTGACCCTGTACCCGTACCAACACCTGAGTACAATCTATTCGGTACCATTAGCACACCTGCTAACGCAGTACAAGGCACATCTATCAACGTGGTGTATAGCGTGAACGTAGACAGAGTTTACGACAAGGATATAACTACCACTATCAACTTGCTTTTCAAGCGTCCTGATGGCAGCGTATTCACTTTCTACACTGGCAGCGTGACCATTCCAAAAGGTCAGCAGGTAACCACCATGCAAACACCATTCGGTTTGCCAAACAATCAGATAGGCAATTGCGTGTTTACGCTAACCATTGACCCGAACATGGTAATTCCTGAACTGAATGAGAATGATAACAGCATCAGTACCGGGACAAACATCACCGCACTCAATCCACCAACCACGGGAGTAGATGCTTCGGTAACTATTGACAGCTACGAGTGGCTCGATGCTAACCGTGTGCGTATCCGTTACACCTTCCACAACAAAGGCAGCGTGCAGATTACCTCAATGAAAGTTAATCATGGTTTTGTTGGTGGGTACAATGGCACATGGAATCGTGCAGATAGGATTGACGTAGGACGCAGCGCATCGTTTGCAAGCGTGTATAACGTGACCATGCCCGTTACTCCGATACCTACCAAATATACTTTGTCGATTGTTGCTGTTAATGGATCACCAGATGCGGTAAGTTCAAACAACAATGCAAGTATTGAGGTAAAGAAATAGTTTCTATATTAGTGCCGTTAATCGCATCAGTGATTTAGGTATAGTGTAATTGTTTTCAAGTAAAAAGAAAGGCCCAAACGAGGGCCTTCTTTTTTGAACCAAAACATAATCAATCAAAGGATGCACGCACGGATGTAATCCGCTATGTTCATCTTCGATGCTTTCGCATTTTTAAGAATCATCTTGTATTGCTTTTCGGTCAATCGTGCCGAAACTTTCTTACTGAGTGTGTCTGTTGCTTTCATAAAAAGAAGTATTTAATTACACAGCGAAGATAAGTATTCGGTGGGCATGGAACAAAACTAAGTTTTTGCTACTATACCCAAATACTAATCGATGTCAAACATTAAAGAACAAATCAAATCCGTATTCTCAAAGTACGGCATTGACCCTTCAAGCGTCGGTATCAAGTTCGAAGAAGAAACAGCTGCTGAAGCTCCTGCAACGGAGGTTAAGTTCGCAGTAGAAGGTACTTTGAATGATGGTACTAAAATCTATTCTACCGCTGATGAGTGGGTAGTAGGTGTGGATATCTACACTCAGGATGCTGAAGGCAATCCAGTGCCAGTACCTGCGGGCGAGTACCTGCTTGAGGACGGTGTGACCAAAGTCTACGTAGGCGAAAATGGTCTTATCGAAGGAATCGAGCGTGAAGAACAATCAACTGAGATGAGCAGCGAAGACCTCGTTGCTGTGATTGGTCAATTGTCTGAGCGTATCGCTGCACTTGAAACTGAAAAGACTGAACTTGCTGCTGCGGTTGAATCTGCAAACAGCGAAGTTGCATCTGTAAAGGCTGAGCTTGCTTCAGTGAAGAAAGCCCCGGCTGTTCCTTCAGTTAAATCACAAGAGTTTAAGAAAAACGCTGCACCAGTTGTTGCTTCGAATGGTAACTCATTCAGCGACTTCATGGAAAGCATCCGTGCTAAAAAAGTAAATTAATTCACCTCATAAATTATTATTTAAAATGCCAACAACAACTTCACTCACCACCACCTATGCAGGTGAATTAGCTGGTGAAATCGTAGCTAAAGCTTTGTTGTCAAACGTATCTGCACAGTACGTGACTATGAAGCCAAACGTACCTTACAAATCAGTAGTACGTAAGATTGATGACACTGTAACATTTGCTGCAGGTACATGTGACTTTACCCCAACAGGTACTATCACTTTGACCGAGCGCATCTTGACTCTTGAAGAGTTCCAAGTTCAACGCCAAATCTGTAAGAAGGACTTCTTCACAGACTGGTCTACTGCCGATGTAATGAGCGGTCGTGTAAACACCCAAATCCAAGATGCTATCATCGAGCGTTTGACTGGTGGTATCGCTGCTGCTAACGAGTCTGTAATGTGGAATGGTGTAAACGCCACCGCAGGACAATACGATGGTTTCTTGACTTTGATCAAGGCTGGTGGTTCAGGTGCTGTATCTGCGGGTTCAGGTGCTTTGACTTCTGCTAACATCATCGCTACCATTTGGGATGTAATCAACACTGCTCCTGCTGCTGTGAAAGGTGCTGCTGAGAAGCCAGCATTGTACATGGGTCAGGCTGCTTGGGAGGCTTACATGCAAGCGCAAATCGCTGATGGTAACGGATGGTACTTGACAGGTGGCCCTGAAGTATCTAAGCGTTTCGTAGGTATGTACGAAATCTACGTATGTCCGGGTATGGCTGCTGATAACATCGTGTTCTCACAGAAGTCAAACCTTATGATGGGTACATGGCAGGAAAACCAAATGAACGAAGTGTTCATCTTGGATATGCAAAACTTGGATGGTTCACAGAACGTTCGTTACGGTGCACGTTTCTACCTCGGAGCGCAGATTGCAGTAGGTGAGGATATCACATACTGGGGAGCATAATCTTTAAAATAATAACGGGGGTGTAACAGCCCCCTTATCTAACTAATTAAAAATCAATACTATGGCTTGTGAGTTGACTACGGGCTTCACATTAGGGTGCCTCGAAGGTATCGGTGGGGTCAAAGAGGTTCTTATTACTAACTATACTGACCCAACAACAGGCGCAGACTTCATGGCTGGTGTTACCTTTGGTGGTACAGATGGTGAAGTAGATGCCTTGCCTACATGGGAAATCTTTCGTTATGTTCCATTCCGCAACAGCGGTTCTTACATTGAAACAGTAAACAAAAACTTGGAAACGGGTACGCTTTACTTTTCACAAGAAGTTGGATGGACTTTTGGTAAGTTGAACCAAGAAATGCGTAACGAATTCTTGAACGTTGCCAAGGCAAAAATGATTGTGTTTGTTCGTACCAACGATGACCAAATCTTGTTGGTTGGAACAACTGAAGGTTCACAGCTTACCGCTGGTACTGTTCAATCAGGACAGCAGAAAGCAGACCTTATGGGATATCAGGTGACAACAGTTGCGGAGAACCTTACTCCAGCTGTACACCTTGAGCCATTCACAGCAGTACCTTTCGATAACTTCCCGGGTATTACTGTAAACCCTGCTTACTAAGAATTGTTTCCGTTTGTGTTCTTGTTGTATTGTAAAGGGGGCAGGTTTACACTTGCCCCTTTTTAAATAAAAGGCTAATGATCTACTTAA